CGCCGATTTTAGCGTTGCGCCCGGCTAGCTCCTCGCCAGCAATGCGGCGCTTCCCTGCCGCGATGTCCATCAGCTTACGCTCGGCGCGCTCCTGGATCGTGGTGTAGGGGGTCTTTCCATCCGGGGACAGTAGGCCAGGGCGCCGGCGTCCAGCGATGCCGATCGCCACATCGCAACACATGCCCCGCAGCGCCGAGTCTACCGCGGCGAGGTCCCGAACCTGGGCCAGGGTAAAGCCGGACATCAGGATGCCCATCACGGTATCGGTGGCCTCGTTCAATACCTCTTCCACGCGCTCGGGGTCGGCCTGGCCGGTCCTGTCGTCGTCCAGCATATCGCGGAAGGTCTTGGACCCGAACCGGAGCTCAATCATCCGCTGCGTCACTATGGTTGCGCCTGCCATGACTTACCCGAGCAAGGGGGCGAGGACACCGCGCGCGTGGAGGTCCTCGGAGACGTCGGCCCCCGCATCGCTAACAGTATCGCCGGGATTGGCAAGCGTCCGCCTGCCGTTCGCGTCCACGTAAGAAACCGCGCTCAGGGCCGTCCACTGCGGCCGTCCCTGGCTGTCCTGCTGCTGGACGAGGCCGCGCCTCTTTGGCTTAGCCTTGGGCGCAGGAGCCTTGGGCGCGGGGGCCGGCGGCATGGCCTCGGCTTTGGAAAGAGATTTCCGGGCGGCTGGTTTCTTCGCAGGCATGGGGCAAGCCTACCACAAACGAAAACGGCCACCCGGTGAGGGGTGGCCGCTTGGCAGTCAGGTCCTACTGTTGGGCCTACTGTACCGCGTCCCGAATGAGGCCGCCGACATTGGAGCCGGTCATCACCGCGATGTCCGCCATGCTCACAACGATCATCGTGCCGCCCTGAGGCCCACGAAGGTCAACGCGGACCTCGCGGGTGTCAAAGCCCACGCCAGCCGTGCCGCGACGCCGGAACGTGTAGGTGGTGGCGATGTCCATACCGTCCGTGGGGGTCCCCGGGGGCTTGGTCGTGAGGACAACGTGATTTCCCAGAACGCGATCAAGCGCCGCGGTGGCCTCGTTCTTCACGCGGCCGGATACCACATGGATGGGGGGGAGGCCGGGGATGCGGAAGTCCACAGCCGAGTCCGCAGCGTTCGCTACGTTGGCCATGGTGCTCTCCGGGCTGGAGTCGCCGAGGAACTGCCGCATGTGGTCGCGAACGCTCGGATGGCGCAACATGGCATTGGCCACGATGTCGTTCATCCAAATGTCCGTGACGCCCTGCGCGCTCGCCTCGATGCGGGTCTGTAGGTCCAGAATCGGATCGGAGCTTGCGCCGCCGTTCCATTCTGCCCCGCCCGCCAGCGTTACCGTGGCTGCTGCCGCCCAGTTGGCTCCGGTCTGGAGCAGGTTCCAGGTATCGATCTCACGATCGAGCTGGATGGCCCAGCGGATGCGCTTCAGCGCCTGCTGGCGAGGACGGAGGAGCTTGGTAGCGTTCTGCTCCACGATGTCGTTAACGAACGACCCGAGGAAGCGATCTACCACCTTGTATTCCGTGGTGGAGCTGATGGGGTCCACCTCGGGGATTGCGCCCTCAATCGAGCCCTTCACATCAACGGCGCGAAAAGCGTCGTCGCTGGAGAAGTCCCGGTAGAGGTCCTTGTCCCGGTCCACGAGGATGACGGGGCTAGCCTCATCGGCGCGAAAGCCTGTCGGGCGGTAGCCTCCGAGGTAGGTGGAAAGCTCCTCGGAAACGACAACATCACTGATCCCGAGGCTGAGTTTCATGGGGGCGCCGGTACGGTTGCCAGCGGCGTCCACCATGTGAACGGATACGTGCTTTGGTGTGGCCATTTGCTTATGCCCCCATCTGTCGGAGAAGCTCCACTTCGATGACGTCGCCATCAGCGGTGGAGGATGTGAGGGCGGTGCCTACGATTGAGTTGGTGCCGGTGCGTGTGAGCACCTTGCCGGCGGCGTCTGGCATCACCAGGGCGCCAATTGTTACCGCGGCGGAGGCGGTGCACTTGGCCACGCCCTCGGTCTGGTAGGTGTAGTAGACGCCATCGGCGTCCGTGAACGTCTCGGTGGTGGTGCCGTCGATTTGCACGTTTCCGCCGCTGGTGAGAATGACCTCATTCAGCGTCGAATTGCGGGAGATGCACAGGTAAGCGCCGATGTCGGCCCCGCTGTTGTTCAGTGCGCTGCGGAGACCTTGGGTGGTCTTGATAACGCGCGGTTGTGAAAGTTCGGTCATGGTGGTTCCTTACGCGCTGGCGCGACATTGGCGAGCCAACATGACTCCCCGGCTGTGGACTTGATCGAAGGTGAGCTTGTCCCCACCGGGCTGGGCCTTGATGTGGGCCATGGCGCGCTGGACATCGTTGGCGCCCTCATACTCCGCGAGGTTTACGGAACCCGCGCCGCCCTGCGGTCCGGGGGCAGCCATAGCAACCCGGCCACTGGACGTGGTCGCCAATCGGCTCAGGATGGTGGCCGCGGGGCTCGTGGCGATATTTTGGTGGAGGTACGACGGGGTTGCGGGAGTCGTGGGCACCGGGAAGGCCTGGAGGTAGGCGGTGCGGGCAACCTTGCGGCCGGAGAGGCCCTTGGCAAAGTCGCCGGGGGTCATGTCGACGGAAAGCAGAACGCCGCCGCGACGCTCCCGGAGAAGCATGGGGCGGAGTTCGGGACCGTAGCCGCGCGAAGCCATCGTGGCTTCGATGTCTTCCATCTCCTCGTCCTCCTGGTTTTTGATGGCCGCGCCCTGGAGCTCGGCCAGCTGGGGCATGAAGTCCGCCAGGGTCTTGGAGGCTTCCATCATCTCGGCAACGCGAGCCACTCCGCCCTCAGCGTCCTCTACACCGAGCGCCTTCAGTAGGGCGGTGAGGCCGGCCTTTACGCCGGTGCCCTCTTCCTTTTCGAGGCGTAGCGCGTTCAGGATTCGATCGGCCAGTACGGCCTGTTTTGTGTCGTCGGCGTCTGCCGGGACTTCAATCCCAACGTGGCGCCCCAACTTGATGAGTAGCTTGTCCATGCGTTCCTTGTTTGGGGCCCGGTTGGGGGCCTGAAGTCCTTGGGCAACGGGGGCCGGTCCCTCAACCGGCATCGGTGGCGCCGCCGCAGTAAGCGCCCCCATCAGTTTGTCGACTTCGGCAAACACTAGGTCCGCATCGGCCAACACAGGTAGATTTAACAGACTTTGGAGCCGCTGTAGCAATCCGTAAACATCCACGCCCGGCGGGGGTGGTGCTCCGGGGACCGCTATGGCCCTGAGTTTGGCCAGCTCTGTTACCACTTCCTGCATCGTTGCGGTGGCTGGCAGGCCGAGAACCCAGGTCTTGATTTCATCGAAAAGCACCTCGCGGTTGAGCTTCACCACGCACCCTGCGCGCTCGGCTGTAATGGGTGCCATGCCCTGGATGAAGGGGTCATTTGTGAAGGCGATGGACGACATGTACCAGCCGACGTCTTCGCCGGTGTTCGGGTTGGTCGCGTTGGGCCACACGGCCACGCTGGTCCACTTGTATTTGCCCGCCTGGATGAAGCTCCGGGCAGGTTCCAGGTACCGGGTGAGCGCCCATAGCTCGAGCCCCGTCTCTCCCGGTCGGGTCTGTAGATCCATCGCCCACGCCTGAGCCGGTGCGCCCATGACGCCTACGGTGGCCGCGGGCTCCTCGCTCGCGTGGTGGAAGTCGTAGGCCACCACGTCACCCATCCCGAGGGACGTACCGGGGTCTTCCTCAAATGAGGGATGGGCCCGAAAGTTGGCGATTATCTCGCCGAAGGTTTTAGCGTCAAAGGTGAAGTCTCCGGCCGGGTGGCCCTTGAACTCACCGGCGGCGGCAATTTGAATCCACCGCGCGCCCTCGTGGGGGAAACCCTCGGGCGGGAGGTTCTCCGCGCCGTTGTCGTCGGCTTGGAGTTTGACGCTGGGCCCGTGCCGCCCCCGCCCTTGAACGATGAGGCGCGCCATTACCCGATGATGAGGTAGTCCACGGCGCCGGCGCAGTCGGAGTCAATGGTCCCGGCGGCCACGATGGCCTGAACAGTCATCGAGGCCGTTCCAGGCGCTCCGGGGGTCGTGGAGGTGACGGCCAACCCGGCATAGTCGGTGCTACCCGTGGGCGTTGCCGCGAGGGTGAGCATGATTCGGCTCGTGGCGGTGAGCTCGATCCCGGCGGCAACCGTGAAGGTCCCCGCTACGAGCGTTCCCTGGCCGGCCTGGATGGCCGCTCGGAGCTGTTGGAGGGGCAATCGCTGGCCAGAAGTTGCGAGCGCGGTGGTGCTTGGCATGAATCCCATCACCCACATGTATCACAGGCGGGGGCTCAGGGCTGCGGGGCCTATCTCCAGCGCAGCGGGGGGCACTGGCCGCAGTCGGGCACCTCGGCGCCAACTAGGCGCACCTTGGTCCGCCCACACGGGCACCAAACCCACCGCCCCCCGTCCACGTCCAAGTGGGACTTAGAGCCGGCCCTTTTGTGGAACAGGGCCCCAAGTTTGGCCTTGGCCTTGGTGATGGCCTCGTCCAGGGCCCACCCAGCCGCGTCCATCAGCCTGCCTCCGAGCCGGAGGCAGGCCAGTTGTCCGCCATCCACTCGGAAAGGGCCTCTTGGTCTACGTCCTCCGTTTGCAGCATCATTAGAACGTGCGCATGGCCCCGCAGGTCGGAGCCACGGTCACCGGCCTCTACCGCCTGGAGAAACGAGCGGCGCGCTTGGGTGATGTTGTCCCGGTCCATGGCTATAAATACTCCTCATCTAACCCGGCGTCACGCAGTCCCCGCTTAAGGAATGCCTCGCGATGAGCCGCGTTCCCTTGTGGTAGCACCCCACCAACTGGCTCCACTTTGGATAATTCTTCCGAAAAGTGATCCATTTGTTGGACCTCGTTTCTCCAAACGAGGGGGCCCGCCTCCGACGATCTAAGCTTTAACAAGGCGCTTTCTATTTGTTGGTCAGAGTACCCGGCTGCCCTTGGTGGCTTTAGGAAGCGGCTTATATAGGAGTCGTAGGCGCGATATTCCCCAAGGGCTCCGGACCCACTCGCCGCTCCCCGGAGTTCCCGATCGGCCAGGGCCTCTGCCCTGGTTTTAATCACGTTGTTGGGCAACAAAAACCGGTCTGTTTTCGTTTTCATTATCCGGCGGGACGTGCGTCTGGCCAGTATTTCGGTAGCCGCTTCCTCCATGCCTACGCCCATCCCTTGATAAGAGGTGGCCACGCCTTTCCCGGCTCCGTGGATCTCCTCGTGGATAATGGTGGCGATGGCCTGAGCCTCGGAGGGGCTGGGCTCCTTGCCCTTGGCCAGTTTCCTAAACCCGCTAGCGGCATCATCCGCCACCGAAACGCGGAGGTTGACATCTCCACGCCAGCCGTGTGAGCCAAACGCCTTTATTTCGGTGGTGCGGTATTTTTCTGCACCCTCCCTCATCAAGAGATTGTCTTGGCTCGCGATCCCGTCAGTGGCCAAGAGGTCCTGGACGGCAAGCCGGGCCTCTGCCCCGTTGGCAGGAATATTGAGGTCCTTGGAAAACGCCTTGGCTAGGGCCCGGTTTGCGGCCTTTTCGTTCTTAAACGGCTTCGGTAGGCGGTTAACCGGGGCGCGTACCACCCGCAGTCTCACGGAACCCTTACCGCCGAGGTGGTCCACGAGGGCGTCCCGCATCGCCAAGTCCGCATCAATAACGTGGACCTTATCCCCGATCCGCACGGCGCGCCCTATGGGGTCGTTGTCTCCCCATGCTGAGTTGGTCCGGATTAGCTCGGCCACTTCCCGAGCGTCCACCGTGGACTTTGGGAATACAAGTTGGTCCATTTGAACCGTCTCGAATACATTGGACCCGTCTGGCATGCTGGGAACGAACCCCTCAGAGGCCCGGCCCAGCCGGTCGATTTTCTCCTTTATGTAGGCGCGTTCCTTGAGCTTGGCCCGAACCAATTTGGCTTCCTTGGCGGTGGCCTTGGCCACGCCCAAAGACTCCACTTCCACATTGGCCTTGGGGTCCTTGTCCACCGTGTCCAGTCGCTCAATGGCGGACCGTTGCGACTCGTCCAGATAGCGGTCCTCCGATTGCACGACGGAGGGACCCTTGGGCGGCCCGGATGGCACAGTGGGCGCGTTTGGCTCGATAACCGCGGGCACTTCCTCGGGGGTGGGCTCGATGGGGGCAGGTTCGGGGATGCCCGGGGGGCTGATGGTCTGGCCCGTGAACCCGGGGTCGGGGAGGCCCACGATGCTCGAGCCGTCGGTGATGCCCTTGGCCTCGGCACGCTTGCGCGATCGGGTGATGACGCGGCACCGGCAGTTGTGACCCCATGGCGGCGTTCCAACGGTCTGCCAGAAGGGGTCATATACGGAGAGCACCTTGCCGTGCGCCTTGCCGTGCGTGGTGCGCCGGCGGCTGTCCCGGATGGTGACAATCTCCCAAAAGGGAAGCCGCTTGAGGACGTTGGGCTGAAGCATTTGCTTCTGTCGGCCCCGGGCATAACTGGCCATCGTGCCGTTGCGAAAGATGGTTTCAACGTGCCACGGCGTACCGGTCTGCGTGGGCACGGTGGCCGCTGAACCGCCGGCGCTACCGGGCTTGCCCCCGGGGCCTGGCTTGAGCCATCCGCGGACTTCCATGCGACCTTTGAGCCGCTTGCGAAAGTCGCGAAGGTCTGCGCCATCGGCCATGCTTTTCTGGAGCTCTTCCTTGATGGCGTCGCGAATGCTTTGGCTTGCCGTTCCCGCCACGGTGAAGGCTCGGGCCTTGGCCTCCGAGGCCATCTTGTCGAACACGTCCCGGCTAACCACTCCGCGCGCCGCGAAATCGTCAATAGCCTCCTGGAACGGGCGCACAGTGAAGGGCAGCCCGACCGTTGGCCGCTTGAACTTGGCCGGGGTGATGGTGATGCTCTCCTCGTCCTCGGTGTGAGCATCGAGGGCGCCGAGCATGCTAGCGCGCATGGCCGTCTCCGCGATGCCCTCTGCGAGCTTGGGGACCTCGAGGGCAACGGCGTCCACATCGTTGGCCCCGTCTCGGAGGGACGTCACGGCCTTGGACAGCTGCCGCACCCAACCCGCGATGATGCGCCCAGCAACGTCGGCGCCGGCGGTCGCGATGTCCTCGGGGTCTCCGTGAGGCTGAGCTAAGGTGGTGGCCTTACCAGCGAAAGGGGGCCGAGCCCGGCCCCCCGGCCCGGTCCGCTAGTTGTTGTGCCACGAGGCCCACGAGGTCAGCCACCGCTTTCTTGGCCGCCTCCTCGTTGCCGCCCTGCTCCGGATTGCCGCCAGGGTCCAAGGGCTCAGGCCCGGGGGGCCCGGCCGGGTCCACCGTCTTGGCCGTGGTTCCGTCTCCGGTTCCGACCACAAAGGGCTCATCGTCCTCCGGCTCACGCAAGCCCGTTAGCTCGCGGTATTGGGTCACCGCCACGGGCACGCCCACCATAATGGCCTTGTCGGCGCGCTCCTGGTCCTTGGCCTGGTCCCGAGCGGGCTCGGCCTGGATCACGAACCGGGGAGCGTTTACCAGCGAATCAGGCCCGAAGTTCCAAAACACGGTGGGGATTACCATGTGCTGGCCTATCCGCTCCGACAGGCCGCGCGCGTCCCGCTGGAGGATGATGTCTTGCTCGGACTTCTGGACGATCGAGTTCGCCCGGTTGGCATCGTTCTCGGTGGTGCCGACGTTACCAAGAACGAGCTTGGACATCTCGCCGTTGACTTGGTCGTGCGTGAGTCCAAAGAGCTCGTGGCTGTTGCCCTCGGGTTGAACGATGTTGATCTTCTGGCCCGGGTCTAGTTCGGCGGTGCTCTCCTGGCCCAACTTCTCGGCAGCATCGAATCCCTCGGAAACGCCCTCTTTGTTGATGCCCGTGGAGGCCAGGGCGGTGGGGTCTTGCTCGATGATGCGCCATGGCACCGCGAAGAGCTCCGTCAATATCATCCGCTGCCGCCAACTGAAGCGCTTGAAAAATGCCCAGTAGAGGGTTCGGGGGGCGAGGCCCTCCCGCTCCGGGTACTCGCGGAACATGCGCGGGGTCCAGTGTACGAACTTGCCGGGGAGCTCATCGATGGCCAGGCCCACGGGTTGGAAGTTGCCCACCGAGCGCTGAGGGTCGATGATGCGCAACTCTCGCCGGGGGCCGTAGGTCATGCGCCGAGGGTGAATCCAGCGGAGGTCTGCGATGCGCTCGGGAAAACGGCTCTGCGTGTGTTGCCACTCAATCTCGAGCGCCGCGCGGCCGTCATAGTTGGCCCACATCAGATCGTAAAGGCGTTCGGAGAAGTGGGGCACGCGGTCGAAATCCTGCTTCACCTTCTCCAGAATCAGCTTGGCCTCGGCCTTGTCGACGTCGGGACCGGTGGGCGGAACGAGGTCCCATTCCAGGCATTGGACCGAGCCAAACCGCTTGGCTAGGATGGCGCTCAGGTGGGGCTCTAGCCCGAGGACCTCAGAACAGAAGTCGGTGAGCTGGACGAGGTAGCCCTCCTCGGCCTGTCGGATGACCGTCTTGATGGTGTTCATATCGGCCTCGCGACCGAAGAACGAGCGGAACCGCTCCGACTGTGGCAGACGCCGCTTGATGAAAATTCGGTGGAGGTCCGCCGCCGATGTGTCCGAGATGTCTGCGCCCATCAATATCCACCCATCGCGGCCTTGCGCATGCTCCGGAGCTTGCGTCGTTGGTTCTGTATCTTGGGCTTGCCCACTTCCATCAGGAGGGTGGAGGCTCCGCTTAAGCAGTCGATTTGGTCTTTTTTGCCCATAGGGAAACGCTCCGCCTCTGCAATGAATACCCCATTCCATGGGGCGCGGACGAGGTAGATGTTCCCCACGCGCGCCTGCCCGGCCACTGGCTTGGCCCTTGTGACCTTGTCCCCGGTGGGCCGTTGGGCCTTCACCGCGTGCCCCCGCAGCGCCTTCACCAGCGCCCGGATTTCATAAACGCCAGCGCTCCCCGGGTCCTGCTCCAGCACTTGGAGCACCTCGCCGCGGCCGAACTCCGCCGCGTCCAGTTCGGCGGTAGCCACGATGAACGCCTCCACGGCTCCGGGGTTGGCGCGCAACCTCTGGACGTCCTCCACTACCATTGTGAGGTCCCGCCGCAGGCTCATCCGGAGGCCCACCGTCCAGTCCGGCCCCTTGTCCGCCACGAGCTGGGCATCAGACTGCTCCGCCTTGGTGAGCTTCTCGGTGGCCGCGCGGTCCCAGTAGCGCAAGCGCGCAATGATGTCCTTGGGGGAGTCGTCCAGGTAGCACCCCGTGAACATGTCGCGCCGGAAGAACATCCCGGGGGCAGACTTGGCCATCCAGTTGCCGTGCCGCTTCTGCTGGTAGGTGAGCAAGTCAACCTGTTTCAACCGGTCCACATAGCCCGCGTCAAGGCTCGGGTTGTCGTCGATAGTCGCGGGGAAGAAGACTCGAGTCGTGCTCCCCGGTGTGCCCGTCGGCACCATGCGCTCGTGGTCGTCGCCCTCTCCGCGGAGGAAAGCCGCGCGCTCCCGAGGCTGAGCATAGGGCCCGTCATATTCATCGGTGTACGATTGGCCTGACGGGTCCTCGTCCGGGTCCGTATACAGCCAGGGGGCGAACCGCTTTAACACCCAATCGTGCCCCGGTCCGCCGGGGTTGCTGGCCGCGCGCAACCGGATGGGGATGCGGTCGTCCGTTGTCCTCATCCGGGTAATCATGTGGGTGTATTGGATGGCTTCAAACGACGTAAGCTCATCGAACCCGCAAAACTGGTACTCCGGGGAATCGAACTTGAACCGGTCCGCCGCCCTCTCCATCGATGCCAGCTCGATGATAGCGCCCGAGGGAAACCGCCATTCCCTGCCGATGAGCTCACCGCCAAGAGGCGCGTAAAACTTGCGCGTCTTCACCAGCAAATGACGCCTCAACTCCGGGATGGTCCGGCGCAGGATCACCCCACGAAATTGAGGGAAGTGCACCCATCGGGTAGGGCAGGCCATTAGCGCCTCCGACTTGCCGCCACCGGCTGCCCCTCCATACAGGGCCTCGAATGCCCCGCAGGCTAAGAATGCCTCCTGCGGTCCCTTGTGCGGCTTCCATGTCTCCACGGCTTCAGGATACCAGACGGCAAACAACCCGCCGGCAACATGAGTGAAACCGGCGGGCGGGAGGTCCCTAGATCGGCTGACCGGGTCCTCCACCAAAAAACCCCGAGACGCATGGGGGGGGGTTAGCGCTCGAGGTTACGGATGGCCCGCGCCTCCGAGCCTAGCAAAATGGCGCCGCCGTGGCGAGGGGACGAGGAGGCCCCAGATTGCCCGACCGCTGCGGAGGCCGACCACGGAGGCGCCGAGGACAGGTTAGCACGGCCGCAAGGGCGGGAGTCGAACCCGCGGCGGAGGGGTTTTAGCCCGCCGTTGGCAATCCTCGCCACCCTGCGGCCCCGACCCTACCAGCGAACTGTCCGCGCCCATGGCCACCTGCGCGGCCCGCTCGATGAGCGTTAGGGTGTCGGTGTCGTCGTTTACGATGTCAATCGGCAGGGGGCTCACTTTTCCTCAGTCTCAAGTGCAAAGGGAGGGGCAGACGCAGCGCGAGGCGGCGCATGCTCGCGCGGAGCTCGGCCACAGTAATGCCCAGCTCCCACGCCATTGTATCCAGTTTGACCCACTGGGGTTGTATCTCGAGCTCGTGGAGTACCCGCGCGTCTTGCCGGGTCATGTGTTCTCCAGCATGGTCAGATGCATGCGCAGACTGCCGGTCGCGTGCCCGATTAGGTCTTCCCATGTCATGATGGCTCCAAATCTTCCCACTCGTCTCCAGCGTCGAGCCAGGCGTGCTCTCCGTCTGCCTGCACGTAGTGAACGAGCCCGCAGTCGTCGCACGTGGCCTCGTCGTCCTCCCAAGCTGACCAGCCATGATCC